ATGAGATTATGTGTCACAAGGATGATCTAAGCAAAGGTTCTGCTTCACTTGCAAAGGTGAATAAGGAGAGCTTCTGCTTATTGATGGAACGTAATGTGACGCATATCACTGTGCGATACTTTGACCCCAATCATGAGGATGGGACACATATGGTAGCAGAAGGAAATGCCTTCTGTGTTGGTGGTCATGTTTGGATGACAAACAATCATGTGATTCCCATTGGATTTGGTCAGTATGAGATGACAGTTCAGTACGAGAAGGATGCCCCTGTTGGAAAGAATGACAAAAAGACAATACTGGAAAAAGATCTCTACAGAAATGTGGAGAAAGATGTTGTCTTCTTTACTCTGGGTAATGACGCTCGTCGGATTGCAACGGAATTTTTCCCCAAGAATCCATTGAAGGGTGCGACTTTCGCAGGTCGCATTATTTCGAAGGAAAAAGATGGTTCCACGTGTGTCCGTACTATCAATCGTCTCGTGCACCGAACTTGCAACATTGTCAAGTTGAATCAAACCATGGATGGATGGACTGGTGTAGTTGAACAGAAGAAAACCGAATGTGGTGATTGTGGTTCAATCTATATTGGTTTTTCCAATGTTGGTCCCGTTTTGCTTGGTCTGCATCAGACTGGAAATGGTCTGCAGGCTGCTTGTACAGAAATTTTGCACAAGGATGTTACTGATGCTATTGCTCATTTCAAGCTTCCAGTTGTTGATCAAGGCACTTGTCAAAGTGAAGTTTCACTGGTCTTGGAAAACTGCACCCCCGTAGTCCGTTCAATTATGTTGAAGCAGGACGCGGCACTGTGCTTGGTTCCTACCATCAAGGCTTCATTGCGGAAGGCAAATCGAAGGTTTGTGATAGCTTGATGAAGGAAGAGGCTGAAAAGCATGGTTTTGTACAACGTTGTGGCAAACCTTGTATGTCTGGATGGGAGCCAAAGAGATTGGGAATGATTGATGTCGTTTCACAAACATCTAAGGTTTCACATTCAGATGTGCAGGAATGTGCAGAAGCATTTGCATCGGAGATTCTGTTGAAGCTTGACCCCAAAGATTTGGAAGAGGTGATCATTGTAGATGATATGACCGCAATCAATGGGTTTCCAGGTATCAAATTCTTGGATAAGATGAAGAGAAACACAAGTATGGGTTTCCCCTATCGACGATCGAAGAAATACTATCTCGAGGCACTAGGAGAGTGCGAGGAGTGGTCTGATGCCGTGGATTTCAAAGCTGAAGTGTATCCAGAAATTGATCGAATTTGTCATGCTTATCTCAAGAAAGAACGAGCACATCCTATGTTCGTTTCAGCATTGAAAGATGAGCCAGTCACATTCGCAAAGATCGAAGCAAAGAAAACACGTGTGTTCTCAATGTGCTCAGCTGCTTTTAGCTTTGTTGTGCGTAAGTTTCTGCTGACGTTTATTCGTCTGTTTCAGAAGAATTCGTACATCTTTGAAGGAGCACCAGGCATGAATTGTACTTCGAAGGAATGGGGAGTTCTCTACCGCTATTTGACGCAATTTGGAAAGAAGGCGTGTATTGCGGGAGACTTCTCAAAGTTCGATAAGCACATGGACCCGATTTTCATCCTGTTTGCTTTCGTTGTGATTGCTCGCATCTTGGAAGCTGCTGGATGGCCTCGATGGGCACTAGATGTAGTTGCCTGTATTGCTGAAGATATTGCTTACCCTTTGACTGACTTTTTCGGAGATCTCATAGAGTTCTGGGGGTCCAATCCCTCGGGTCAACCTCTCACTGTGATCATCAATTGTTTGGTGAATTCCTTGTACATGCGGTTTGTCTTTAAGTATGAAGTGGTGGATGGTAAGATTCAACTTATTGACTTCAAGATGTACATTGCTCTGATGACCTATGGTGATGATAATGCTATGAACGTGTGTGAGGCTGTTCGTAACAAGTTCAATCACTGCATCATCCAAGCCCGTTTGGCAACGATTGATGTGGTGTATACCATGGCAGAGAAAGAAGCAAAATCTGTACCATTTCTTGATATTTCTGAGATCTCATTTCTGAAGCGCAAGTGGCGTTGGGATGAAGACATTCAAGAGTGGTGTGCTCCTTTGGATTGGACAAGCTTGGACAAGATGATGACGACTTGGTTGCCATCAAATTTTACTGCTGATGAAGAACATGCTATTGATGTTATTGGCAGCGCCGTGCGTGAGACTTTTCACTATGGCAAACAACCCTTCTTGCATTGGACTGAGCAATTGAAAGAGATTGTGCGTGCATGTAAGTTGGAGTCGTGGGTTCGACCTTCTACGTTTCCTACCTGGGAACAAATGAAGGAACAATGCTACGGCACCGCAGCTGAGGGGATCAGCTGTGTCGCTTAATTGCGATAAGAACATTTCCCCACGTTTTTGTAGTTACTGTGAGTTTATTTGTATTTGCGTTCTTATTTATTCAAGTGTGGACGAAAACGTTTTGTCTACCTGGGCGATCCCCAAAATACCTATTTAGGTACGTGCTTGGTTGGCGCACAAACATCGCAAGAGCTGCAGGTCTATTGTTCTAAGCCTGCTTCTAACACCGAACAACCAACCAAGAAGATGAAAAAGAGTTGTGGGCTCTTCAATCCACTCCATTGGCAGAAGACGTTCCTGAGCAAATGGAAACCAAAGAGAACGTCATGTTTGAGGAAGCAGAAGTTGGTGAAATCGCATCTTACAGTTCATTGACAGATAGTACATTTGATGAAGATGCTGATTCCATTGCTGGTCTTGCCTCGTTTTTGAGCCGTCCTGTCTTGATTCAGGAGGTGAACTGGACAGAAGGAGCTTCTGATGCCCAGTTTCCTACTTATGACATTCACCCATGGCATGCGTACTTTGCGGATTCGAAAATTGCAAACAAAGTGAAGAATTTTGGTCGAATCCATTGCAAACTACATCTCAAGTTTATGTTCAACTCATCACCATTTTATTATGGTGCTCTGAGAGCAACGTATGAACCTCTGAGAGATATGTTGCAGGAGTATAGCAACGCCAAGAACTTGATTCCTGCTAGTCAGATGCCTGGTGTTTACATCATGCCTCAAGGAGAAACTGTTACCGAGATGGAGCTGCCATTCTTGTGTCCGACCAATTGGTTGAACCCCATGAGTGTGTCAGATCTACAGGGAATGGGAACTCTACGCTGGTGGGGATACGTTCCATTGCACAACGTGAACAATGAAGCTACAACGTCAATCAATGTTAGTGTTTACGCTTGGGCGGAGGACGTCACAGTTAGTGGTTTGACTTCGTTGGAGACATTGCAGTCAGAGGCACAGCCCGAGAAAGGGAAAGTGTCTGGGCTGATGTCAAAAGCTGGTCAACTCGCTGGATCTCTATCATCACTTCCTGTGATTGGACAGTATGCAAGCTTGGCATCTGCGGGAGCTAAAGTAGCAGGTTCTGTTGCAGCCGCGTTTGGGCTGTGCAATGAACCAGTAACATCTGATGTTAATCCGATGGCTCCCAAAGCATTCCATGCATTTGCGAATGTCGAGACTTCTATGCCTATAGACAAGCTGTGTATCGATCCCAATAATGTTGTAACGACTGACTTGTCAGTTGCTGGAACTGAAGGGGAAGATCCACTTGCTATGTCTGAACTCCTGAGGGAGTCGTTGCTGGTGTCTCAACAAATTGGTTCATCTGCTACTGCTGGTTATAATGTCCTATCTATCCGTGTGAATCCTGGAGCTGTGTTGTCAGAGAATTTGCACGGTACGAGTAGTGTGGGCTGGTATCATACTCCCCTTGCGTATTACGGACGCTTCTTTGAACTGTGGCGAGGATCATTGATCTATCGTTTTAAGTTTGTGAAGACCAAGTTTCACCAAGGTCGAGTACGTGTAAGTTGGGATCCTGCAAAGGATATCTCGACTGAACCAGATAGTGAAACTGTAACTTTGTCTAAGATTTTCGATCTCAGTGTTGGAGACGAATTTGAATTTGAGGTACCTTACAAGTCCAAGAGAATGTGGAACAGAGTTGCAGCAGTAACACCATACCAAATTAGTGATGGAGCATTTTCATTCGTGGAAACACAGACAAATGGTATACTTTCTTTGAAGGTGCATAACAAGTTGACATCGCCAGTCACCCCATGTAATATCACAGTGTTGATTTATGTGAGGCCTGGAGCAGATTTTCAGTTTGCACAACCGAAGGAGTTGCCATCAATGTCGCTTTGGGATGTCCAATCAGAAGCAGTGCCAGATGGGACAAGGAATAAGACTGGTGAACACATTGCACAGATTACGGTGGGTGAAAATATCCGATCCATTCGGCCATTTCTTCACCGTACTTCTCTCTCTCATGTTCAGCCTGTTGGAAATCCTCATCCTACTGGAACGACTGATGCACTGGGTGCAGGAATCGTTGCTTCGCTGAATCTCCTACCACGACTCCCATTGTGGTTTGGATACAACAGTGACTATGGTTTCAATTGGGCATACAAGATGTTGGATAGTCTCCCACATAAGTCAACAAAGTTCAACGCGAGTGTAACGCATCCGATTTGCTGGGTGTTGAACTGTTTTGCAGGCAACCGTGGGTCTGTGAACATCCAGGTGAACATTCTTGGTGGTTCTGAGAATACAGGAACTCGTATTGAGAGTGCGTCTTTGGAGAGGACAACTCAATCATGTATCCTACATGCAGACAACCAAGATGTGAACCGGGCTAGTCATGTTCTTGAATATGGAGGCTCGTCTCTCGCTAATCTAGCAGCCGCAAATGTACCAGTCTTTGGTGCAACTGTGTTTCCTGCGGGCCAACGAGGGATTACTGTTACTAAGGAAATTACGCAGTCAGCTCTGGCAGCAAATATTCCTCAGTACACTCCATATAGGCTCAACATCACACGACCAGACTATCCATGGGGGATGTTCTCCTTGAGTGGGGACTCCTGGGCTTCGACCATAAGGCTGGATACCATATTCTCTCGAAATAGCTCTACGTCAACTATCACAGGTTGGCCAATAGCTGAGGTTTATTATTCAGCAGGTTCGGACTTTCAACCAGTTTTCTTCACATGTGTCCCACCCATGTTCTCGTATTCTGCTACGATGAACAATGCCGTGGTTCCTGAACAAACTCCAGCATGAATTACCCTATTACGGTAGGGATGGCATCTAAGAGGTACAAAGCTTGTACTCGCCGTTTTGATGAAGCGTGTGCCCTACGAGAAGGGAAAACTCAGGTATGAGAGAATACTGGCGCAAGGTAAGCGCACTAAGACAATCC